CAGACCTTTCGAGAGCTCCTCCGCGGACCCGCCGCTGATCTCGGAGGCATGTTGCAGGCCGATGAGTTTCTCGGTGGTAATCCCCAGCGGGTCGGCCAGCTTGGCGATATTGTCGATCTCGATCGCCGTCCGTTTCAGGCCGCCGATCGTGAACCCGGCCGCGAGCGTGGCCCCGAAACCGACCAATACACCCTTTGCGCGACCGATGGCGGAGTTGAACAGCGCCAGCTCGCGGCGGCCCTTGCGCAAGCCGGCCGTGAACCGCTCCGTCCGGGCGATCACATTCACCGCTAGGCTACCGATCGTGGCCATAGAGTTGCTCGGTTTGCTGCTGGTGGGCGGCGATCGCCGCGTGATCGACCTGGATCGTCGAGCGTTTCACAACTCGGAGCTGCGGGACGTAATCGCCTGCTTTCGATAGTTTCCTGCTGTCGAGCGGCTGGCCCGCCTTCATGGCGAAGTAGCGCTCGAACGCATCGTGGATCGTGCGGGCGATCGTATCGGTCTGCCGCCAGCTATCGCCCAGCGGCACCGCCGCGTAGGCCGCCCGCCAATGCTTCAGCTCGTCGGGCGTCAATTCCCGCAGCATTTGCTCTACGTCGAGCCGGCCGAAGTCGCGAGCGAGCCGGTAGGCGAATCGCCACCAGTCGCTCGCGCCGAGTTTTTTGCCAGCTCCTCGAAGTCGTCCTCATCGAGCCCGGCGTGCTTGAGACACGCGCTGGCGAGGGCCTGACTGGTGGCCGAGTCGAGTTTTTTGAGCAGCGGCTTGTGCGACTCAGTGAGCGCCGGGTTGCCTTCGCCGTCACACCACATCAGCAGCAGCAGATCAGCGTAGGCGTCAGCCAGCAGGTTCTTGTGCTGCTGCGGCCGGTTGTTCCGGCCGGCCATCCCGGCCCGCGTCAGCGCCGCCTCGATCGAGACGTATTCCAGCGCCGTGATCGACCGCAGCCGAACAACTCCCAACAACGGAATCTCGACCTCCTTAAAGCGCCGGCGGCCGGCGGCCGCCTCTTCCAGCGCAGCCGGGCCCGCAAAGCCATTGGTTTCATTCATCGCCCAAGTCGACCTCCTGCTGCTCGTCCTCCCCCTGGATTTCCTCGCTATCGTCGACCAGGTCGCCGATCATCGGCGCGGTCGAGGTCTTGGCGGGCCAGCCGCCGAATTTCGTGGCCACCGCCGATTGGACTGCCAGCCGCTCCTCGTCGGTCAAGCGGTGAATGAGCGCGATCTGCTGGCCGTGCGTGTGGCCGACGTAGCCCACGACCAGCGGGCCGAGCCGCTCAGTAGTCAGCCAGATTCGATCCTGGGCGAGCGCGACGCCGTCCGTGCCGATGTGCGGACGGAGCTCTATGTTCGGCCCCGCGGCTCGGCTGAGCTCGCCGAAGTCCGCCTGCGGCGCCGCCTCGATGGTGGGCTTGGCGGGGTGAGAGGGCGGCGCCGCATTGGCGGGAGTCGATTGTCTATCGTTTGTGATCATGAATTTCGTTCGCTTGTGAGCCGGGCCGTCCCCGGCCCCGATCATGTCGCGGGCCGCGGACGGCCCGGTTCGCCGGTTCGCTACAGCGACAGCACCAGCACCTTGGCGGCCACGTCGCACTCGATCGTGACCTCGGCATTGGCGTCGCGGAACTGCGAATCTAATCGCATCAATTCCGTTTTGGCCGCCGCAACGCTGTTGGTCGGATTGGTGATCGTGCCGCCGTACGCGCTGATCGCGGCTGGCACCGGCAGCTTGAGTGTGAACACGGCCGCGCCCGCCGTGTCGTTTTTCAGCACGACCAACAGCGAATCGGTCCAGGCGAAGCGGACGCCGTTGCCGGCCCCGGCCACCAGCGTGCTGAAGTCGGCAGAATCCGTCAGGTTGTAGCCGGCCTGATTATGCGGCAAGGCGACCGCGGTGATCAGCACGGAAGCCATAGTGTACCTTTATGCACCATCGGTGCGGGTCGGGCCGGTTTTGCCGTCCCAGTGTAGTTCGATTTCGACCAGCAGCCGCACGTCGTTTTCAATCGGGCTGGGGTCGACGCGCACGAGCGCCCCGGTCCCGGCCTTGGTCGCGCCGTTGGTCTGGCCGCTCTTGGGCGGGTAGGTCAGCGTGATCGTGCTCGGCGTGGGACTGGCGATCGGCACGTCATCGGGATCGAAAATCCCGGTCAATATCTCCGGGCCGTTCATGCGCAGCTTGCCGAAGATGAATTCATGGTCGCCCGTCACCGCCAGGCTATCGTCATCGATCGCCTCGATCGATTGCCCGCCCGGCTGGATGCTGATGATCGCGCCGATCGTCACGGCCGGCGCCGTGAGCGCGATGGTAGTGCCGTTTCCCAATAACGATGGCATGTTTGCTGACTCCCCTAGTACGATGAGTGAACGACCGCACGATTGAAGTGAACCCGGTAGTCGATTGAATTGCGGTAGATCGGCGCGTCGAGGCCGCTCGCCGGCTCTTCCGTCGTGCCGCTTTCGCGCTCGATCGTGACGGCGTGGACGTAGGTCTGATCCATCAGGCCGCGATAGCCACTCGTGGGCGCGAGGCGAATCAGCTCGCTGATTTCATCGCACTCCGCCGCGCTATCGGCGTACACGTCGACCTGGAGAGTTTTCGGCAGATCGCCGATCTCGCCCTTGAGCTGATACTCCGGCGCGCCGCCGACGTCGTTGAGCACCACCAGCGGCCGCGGGCAGCCGGCCGGCGCCCGCCGCAGATAAATCCGCACGCCGAAACTCTCGATCGAGAGTTTGTCGACGATCGCCTCTTGCGAAGCCAGATATTTGGCGAAAAAGAGCATCGCTATTTGGCCCTCGCGGTTGCGATCGCCAATCGCAATTGTGTGATGAATTCCTGCCGCACGTGCTGCTCATTTCCATAGAGCGCCCCGCGGAGCGGTTTTTGGGCCGGCGTGTCCTGGTCGCCCAACTCTACGACGGCGGGGTAGAAGAAGTCCGCGAATTTTCGGTCTTCCTTTACACCCAGCAATTTCGCTACGCGGAAGCCCAGCGAACCCCGCTTTGCCAACCCGATCTGGACGACGCCTTGACCGACTCTGCCCCCTCGCTCTGTTCGGAGCGCGAACAATTTATCGCGATCAATCCGCAGCCCGCGGCGAATGTCGCCGCGCCGTCGACCCTTGGGCGTGAAACGCTTCGTGGCGTCCCGCATCGCGCCCGTCTCGACGGGACACAACCGTTGGAATGCCGACTGCACGAATTTGACCGAGTTGTTGAGCGCGGTCCGCAGATATTTCTTCTGCACCTTCGCCTCGAAGCGGGCCAGTGCCGCGTCGACCTCAATAAATCCAGTGGCGATGATCGTGGCACTCATGGCTCATACTCGATGATCACGGCGTCGGGTCGTTCCTCGAGCGGCTGCGGCAAGAGATGCTTCTCGAGCACCAAGGAGCTCACGCCGTTGCGACCGATCGCCAGGCGGTAGGCCTCGTTCGGCAGTTCCTGGAGCAGGCCCGCGGCATCGTAAAACTTCACGCTCAAAATCTGCATCAGGTCCAACTCCTGGAACTGAAAGTTCCAGATCGGCCAGGTTGGGAAGGTCACCGTCTTGCGCTCGCGATCAGGCATGCTTCAATTCCAATCCGTCCCCCCGGCGCACGATTCGCATCACAACAGGTCGCCAGGGGCCTCCTCCCACGCGGAGATAAAAACATCTCGCCAAGATCACGTTCGCAGCTGCAATGCCGAACGCCAAATAAATGATCGGCACGCACCGCACCAGCCAGTGGCGAACGCTCATCCTGATCTCGATCATCTCCTGTCGATTCGGCATCACACGCTCTCCGCACACGTCAGCCGCAACAGCCGGTTTTCGAGCCGTTCATTCTCGACTGAGCGGATGCCCAGCAGGCGGCCGTCCGGCAATCGCAGTCGCATCCGCGAATTCAGTTCGGCCAGCGCCGGCGTCCAATGCATCTCGAGCACCAGCACGCGCTGCGCGACCTGTTTGCCCCCTTCGATCGTTTCACTGCCCGGCTGCGTCTCGACCGCACACCAGCATTGCGCGAATTCCTGCCAGTCTTCGATCAGGCCGGCCAATTCATTCCGCTCGGCCTGCTTGTGTTCGATCGTGACCAGGGTCCTCATTCGGCCAGATGGAACCATGTTTCATCCGGCTCCACGCGGTAGCCGGCCAGCAGCCAGGCGGCGCTCATCGGCACCGGCGCGATGATCGTGCCCGTGATGTTCGCCTCCCGGTTTCTGAACCAGTCGGCCAAAATCAGCAAAATCGCCTGCCGGATCCCCTGCGGCACGTCGCTCGCCGCGGCGCCGTAGCCGGCCACGTAGGTCACGCGCACGGCGTCCTGCTGACAGCGCGTGGTTGGCCAGACCTCGTTGTAGGCCGGCTCGATTCGTCCCGGCTCGGCATCGAGCGTGACCAGGTATTTCGTGCTGCCGAGCGTCTGCAGCGCGCCGTTTTCATCGACATATTGCAGGCTCGTCACCGATTGCAGCGGCGGCCGCGGCAGCACGATCCGGCAGGGGAACTGGTCGAGCGTCAATCGCCAGGTCTGCGTGATGAGCGCCCGCCAGGTGGTTTCCTCGACCACTTCGGTCGCGGCCCGCACCAACCGCATCACGTCCGCGTCGAGGCTACCGTCGTTTGGTCCGAGGCGGATCTGCTGTCTGGCCTCCTCCTGACTGATCACGGTCAGCCCCTCGTTCGGCGGCACCGTCCGCTTCAATCCCATCGTCGGTCACCCTCTCGGCATAGCCGCCAGCGAGTAGGTCTTGCGCCCGCTTGGCGTCGACTTCGATCACCTCGCCCGGCTGGGCGTCGATCGCGCCGGCCGCCAGCGTCTTCATTTTGATTTTCATCCGCTTACGCCGTGCCTTCCGCCGGCGAGACGAGCACTTCGGCCGCCTGGGCGTTGGTGACGTTGTTGTCGATCGGCCGTTTCCGCGCGCCCCATTGGATGGCGAACACCGCATCGATCGTGGTCGTCGCCCCGGCCCGGATCACGACCGATGCGGTGTTC